GCTTGGGTTCAGAATAGATGGTAATGTTATCGTATTGCTTGAGCAGCAACTCAGGTGAGTTAATTTTGTTTGTATTTTTATAGTAAACACAATGATTGCCAAGCAACATGTGTACTTTATAGTTCTTTAGTCTATCGAAATAATTAGTCGTAACTCGATTACATACATTATAATCCATAGACTTTCTGTTATCAAATGTGTCGCCAAGATCAATGATCGTGGTGATACCCTCTTTCTCAAGCGTTGGAAAAAATACATCGTCATAGAACTTCTGAAAGTAAGTCCAGAATGCCAAAGAACCCTTGCGTCCGTCTAGATGCTGGTCAGTAATTAATGCAATTTTCAAAGTTTGACACCCATAGCAACAGAAGTAACATACGTATAATCATCAAGTGTGCCATCTTGCAGACACTTAAGATGCCATCTAGTCATCTTAATAACTCCTTCCTCAGTAGCACCAGTAATAAAATTAGCACCAAGAGGATTTTTCAATACACTAGTGTAAAGACCAAACATAGTTTTCTTGACATAGAAAACGTCATCAATCCAGACTTGATCATCAGGAATATTTTTTTCAGTTGTAGGATTAGGACCTAGACTAGTTGCTAATGTAGATTTCATCGATTCATTCTTGTTTCAATATTTTCTTTGATGCTACCCATGTCAGAATACGATGCGTTCATACCTGCCATATCACCCTCATAGCGTTCGGTATACATGACTTCCTGATAACCTGACTTCTCAAGAACACGCTGCTTAATCTCCAGTTGCTTCTTCTCCTTCTGTATGCGTCTCAGGAAGGCGTAGTAGATAATCTGGGTGAAGTATGCAAAAGGATTAGAACTCTTCTCTGGGTCGAAGTTATCGATGTACTGTAGGCAGTTCTCGATACCATCGCAGATCATGTCCTCACGAAACATGTAGTTAACAAAATTTGGTTTGTACGAGAGGTGTGTAGCGATCTTAAGAAAGCACTCTCCAATGTAGTTGGTAACACGCGGTCGGTCTTTACCATCCTCTAGTGCTTTATGTACCAGTCTACGGTACTCAGTGATAGCAGCCAGAAACTCTTTGTTGTTGACGTAGTATTCTTTGTTCTTAGTTCTGGTCATGCTTTTACTTGTTTCCTTGCATCTATTATAGGTGATTGCAAACAATCTGTCAAGGGGGCTTGACAAATCCTCAGAACCTCAGTAGGATGACTCTGTTAAGGGTTCAAAAGATAACTGTATCTATTAGCTTCTCTTGAATAGAGATTCAAGATTCTTCTTGACTTCCTCTACTGAACCTACGTAACCATTGTTTTTAAGTTTATTAGGTTCTACACTAACTTCACCTTTATCATCTTCTAGATTACCTAGATAGAATTTTTTGATTCTTTCATCCAATTCACTCATAGTAACTATTTGATTCATCTTTAATACAAACATGTCATCATAAGATGAATGTAACCATTCCTTTAAGACAAATCCTTCTACACGTTTACCATTCTTTTTTGAAGTATGAGTTTCAACTATCATTGGATTTTCTACTAGTAAAGAATCTTCTTCAGGTAAATAACATACCTTTGCAATAAGTTCTTCACCAGTAGATAATTTTATAGTTGAATAGAATTCTTCTTCCATATTATTTTCTTAGATCTATTTTTACTTTTTCATATTTGAAATTCTCTTCTTGATAGATCTTCACTCTTTCGTATAGATGTCTTAAAGTGTAATTAGATCTTGTTTCGTTAGAGATGTCATCAGCAATATCATAAAGTGTTGCTATGGTTTTTCCTTCTCCCTTCCTCAAGACTCTACCAATTGATTGTAGATTACGAACTCTAGATTTAGAAGGTGATGCGAAGATAATATTGTGTAAACGTTTAATGTTAATGCCTGTGGAGAAAGTTCCGTAAGAAGCAATAATCACTGCGTTGTTTTCTGTTTCAGCAATCTGACGCACTTCTTCTCTTGAGTCAACGTCAACTGAACCATGGACGAAGAATACTTTTCTATCGTCCGCTACCACATTATTTATCATCTCATACAATGGTTCACCATGTTTCTCGACATAGTTGAATAGAACCAATGTATTGCCATCTATATCTTTAACTAGATTCTTGATGAGGTTGTTTCTTTTTTTACATGTAACAAGATACTCCATCTCTGCATGGTAGTCCTCAAAGTATTGATACTCATGCTTACACATAAGAATTTTGATACGTAAGTTAGATAGATATCCTTTCTTGATTAGATCATCAGTCTTAGTAACTTTCTCACAAGAACCAAAGAGACCCTCTAATACCCACTTATGAGTCTTGCTACCATCTAGTGTACCTGTGAACCCAAAGCGGTACTTAGCGTTGTGTAGCTTGGTCATGATGCCTGTCAGACTCTTTGACTTAAATAGATGTGCTTCATCACCGATAACACAATCAATGTCATCGAAGTATCTTTTGGGAAATTTATAGATTGATTGCCAGGTAGATATGACAACTGGTTTATCAGTATTTTTATCTTTGCCTGAATAAATGGTGTGGCAATATTCCTCTGCATTCCATCCATAGTCTTTAAAGTCTTTTACCATCTGTTCTACTAGAGATGTAGTAGGAACAATCAATAGTATTTTTTTCTTTGTAGCAACATAGTATCTAACGATACTATAGATCATCAATGACTTGCCAGATCCTGTGGGGGATACAAATAATCCTCTATTGTTTTTAAGTGCTTGATAAACTGTGCCATATTGATAGTCTCTAGGTTCATACTTAGAGATCTTATCCATAAAAACTTTTACGCCACCAGGGGATACAAAGTCATTAGACTCCTCTGCGTCTCCATACCATTCATTTTCTTCATACTCAATTGTGTAACGTCTTTCGTTTGCCCAAAGCTTGAGGTGATTTAACAACCCAGTATACAACTCGCCTGTACCTGGAGAGTACAGACGAATCATTCCATCCCAGTATTTGAACCTAGGTTGTCTCTTCAGAAACTTTGCTTCAGGTAGTTCAAAAGAAAAATAATCTGATAGTTCATGATGAATGTGAGGTTCTGATTGAAGAGTCAGATAAACCTCATTCTTCTTTTTAATAACAATGTCGGACATTAGGTTCCATTAATAAATCTTTCCCATTCAATCGCGTTTTTCACATGGTAGTTGCGAGCAGAAATTTGCTTTAGCACATGATCAAGATAATTTAACATCATCTCAATGTACTTAACCTTTGCTTCAATGTTGATGACTTCCTCATCAGCATCAAGATAGACTCTCATCTTTTCACTTGTTTTAATACTAGACCCAAAAGGTTTTTCGGCATACGTTTTAGCATCTGCTTCACCGCCGTAATACTCTCGTTTTTCTTTTATGATTTTTCTTAATTCAAATTCTAGACTAGTCTTTACCTGTGAAAGATCTGTGTAATGGTTTAAGTATTTATTATGTAAGAAAGGGATCTCTAATGAGATTTTTCCTAGGTCTGCTGAGTATGATTTGTTGCGGAACTCATGTTCTACGTAACTATCAGTCTTCCAGTCAGATTTAATTTTTTCAAAGAGATGATGTAGTTTGTCAAAATTCATACATTAGATCCTTAACGGATTATAAAATCAGTATACTTGAAAGCGACTTGTGCTGTGAAGTATTGTGTGTCAGTTTGTGTAGCGTCCATCGTGAGACCCGTCAAACTGATTGGGAACAAACGATTAAAATCAACAATGTGATTTATATTAAAATGTGAAGTGGTGATGTGCAATTGACCCTGAGAAAATTCTATCTCATCACTGCTGTGCTCCTCAGATCCTCCATTCTTTTTAATCCATTCATGTATACTCTTGTAGTTTACAAGATCTTCATCAACTATAAATTGAACAAGTAGATCACCATAGGTAACTCCACCACCAGGAGTGACAGGGAAGTTTCTAAAGCGGGTAGGAACCTCTGTGAAAGGCATGTTAATCTCAGGGATGCCTGCGCTTTGGCAGAAAAAATCTACCCCCTCAAAAAGTTCCAACTTAAGTTGGAAACCTAAAGGAGATAGATAGTTTCTATTTTTCGGTTGTTCTTTATACCAATTAGCAGGCATTGTATGTCAGCATCCCAAGCACTACTATTTAGTCGTAGGTCCAATCCTCAATTTCGTAAAATGGACAGGGTTCTTCCATTAACACTTCATTTTTTGCCTTCGCTATACGTGCTCTCAGACCCTCTATATCGTCTTCTAGAACATCATCAATAAAGTCTAGGTCTTTCACTCTCGGAACTCCTGTAGGATGTCTAGGACTTGGTTGAGAGCATTATGTGCTCCTTCTTTCTTTTCTTCTGAGGAACAATCAAATGTATTTGTCTCATCGTATAGTGCAGTCTTCAATTTATAAACTCTTGCTAGCATTTCATGTTTATGCATACGTCCTCTAGGCACTTTAATACTCCATCATACACATATTTAATAAAAAAGGAACCCCTTAGGATTCCTAGTAACACTTTATGTGTGGATGCTATCACATAAACATTCTCCTACAGATTTTTTTACATTCTGATTGCTTTAATGAATCGCATTCTATCAAACATTCATAATAATCATTAAGTTTTTCTTGCTCCGAGGTTGCTTGGTTAATAGTATCTTCAAAATGTCGCCACTCATCTAACTGAGCTCTTGACAAAAGATTGTGCATAAGGCACCTCGCATAATTCTTTAACTAATTATGTCAGGAAACTAAAACATTTAGTTAAAGTGTATCGACAGATAACAATTATTATTTTCTGTATATATTACTACACAATAATTGTAAAGATAAAAAAAGACCCCCCTTTCGGGAGGTCTGAAGAAACCTGAAGTGATGGATCACATAAGGTTGGTAACTTGTACACGTCTGTAGTACATGTTAGCATTCGCAGAAAGCGTTTCGCCATCAGGGGTGCCGTTGTAAGCGCCGTTGGTGGTGACGAATGGGTTGGAAACCATGCCGTAACGAGTCTTGAAACCAATTTTTGGTTGGAAGTTGTTAGGGTCGATGGAACGAACCATTTGGAGGGGAACGTAGGGGCAGTAGAATAGTCCTGCGTCATAAGGGGAAGTGCCCTTATAACCAACTACGTAGTAGTGCTTATCGCTAAGGTTAGCAGCATAAGGATCAACGTAAACCTTGATGCGACCATTGATCGTACCAACGCTAAGGTTGCCAGTGTCATCTACGGTACCGATTGCAGGACCGCCAGCGCCAGTTAGACCGCTGCTGTAGTCAAGAACGCCTGCCATTGCCAAAGCACTTGCAACGTCTGCAGAACAGATGAGGAAGTTGCCTTTGCCACGACGAGTGTCTTGTGCAATCGCATTGCAATCGCGCTCGATTTGGAACAGAAGTCCTTTGAACTTCTCAACGGACCAACGACCATTGCTGTCAACGTCGAGGTCAAAGATACCAGCGTTAGCAACGTTGTTTGCAGCACCAGGCTTAGCAACGCTGTATACGCGACGGACGACTTCGCGGTTGATTTCTGCAAGGACTTCGCTAGACAAGATGTTAGCAAGTTCCTGCTCAGCATCAAGACCATGAATTGCCTTAAGGTCTTGTGCCAGTTCCAAGGTGTATTCTGCTTTGAGTGCTCTGGACTTTGCAGTCACAGAAGTCTTCTCAATGCTGAATGACATCTCGCGGAAGAGTTTGCCAGCATCGCCAGCTTGCTCTAGGTTCTCGCGAGAGAATCCTTGGGGAACCTCGTAGGTGCCAGGTGAGGAATCGTTAAGCAGTGCAGGGTTGTTACCTTCTGCATCGCCACCAACGCCAGCGCCAGTTCTAGGGGTGTAAGCACCAGTAGTTGCATCGAGACCTGCAGTGAATCCTGCATCAGGCTCGTTGAACAATGCTTCTTCGCCGCCTTGGTTCTCGTAGCGTGAACGCATTGCGAAGATAAGTCCAGTAGGACCGCTCATGGGTTGAACGCCACAAACGTCATATGCCATCAAGTTAGGCATTGCGCGGCGAACAAGACTGATCAGTACAGGATCGAAACCTGCAAGACCACCCGTGTTAGCAGATCCGAGAGCGGATCCAGCAGGAGAAACAGTACTAGCACCAAGGCTGTTGACTGCTACTTCGTTAAGCATTCCACGCTCTTCGCGTAGGAAGCGTTCTTGATTTTCCAGAAGGACCGAGGTCACTGCTTTCTTGTAACGATCAGCAATAGGACTTGCTGCTTCGTTGTTGAGAACAGGTGACCACTTCTCCTGGAGATGTTCTGCGTTAAACATTGTGTCTCCGAAATTTTTATTGAGAATTGTGGATAGAATTATTTAGTGAATCACTGATTCCAGCGGTTCATAGCGTTAATGTATTGCGCCATTGCAGGCGAAACATCATCTGCGCTACCTTCTACTGGGGTTTCATCAGCAACTTCTGCCTTAATGACAGAATCCTTAGTGAAATAGGACTCCTTGATAGTGGTGAGTTTCTTGGAGAATTCCTCCTCGGTTGTAAACTCTACACCATCAGCAAGAGATGCCAATTTTTCTTTCTGAGTGTCGGCAAGACCTTCAGCAATTGCGCTAACAATTACGGTCTTAGCAGACTCATTAAGACGATTTTGAAGTTCAATATTGCGCTTAACCTGTTCGTCAAGACGCGCTTCCATTTTACAAAGATCTTCAGACAGACCTTCGAGAACATCTACTTTCTCGTCAGGTACTGCGATATAATGCTCTTCAAAGAGATTCTTCAGACCAACGATGAAGTCTTCAGTAATCTCATTTCTGATGCCACGATCAACAGAGACTTGATTTTCTTCAAGCCACTTGGTGACCGCATAGTTCATAGTGCCGTTAACTTCTTCAGCGAGTTCCTTTTTAGAAACTTCAATTGCTTCGTTAACTTGTGCTGCAAAACCTTCTTCTAGTTTCGCCCACTCTTCGTTAAGACGAGAAGTTACAGCAGCTTCAAAGATTGTTTTTGCTTTAGCAGCAAAATCTTCGGTGAGTTCGGTGCCCTCAGTTAGAGCAGCAACGTCTGCACTCATGTCTACAGATTCAAACTTAGGTTTGATTGGATAGGTTACACTGCCACCCATCTTGGTTCCGTAAGCAATTTCTGCACCGAATGAAGGAGCAGTTCCATTAGGAAGATCGGTGTTGCTAGCGCCACGATTGGGTTCGCCAGAAATACCACCACCGATAGGAGCTGCTGCCTTAGCACCAGGATTCTCATCGCCATCCTCATCATGCTCATGAGGAGTTGTGGTTACACTATTAACTTCTTGTGGTGCTGCTTGTCCAATGGCAACGCCAGGTTGGATTGGTGCAGCATGTCCAGTTGCACTTTCGCCTGATGCTGCTTTAGCATTTACAGCAGTTTGGGATTGTCCAGTAGCAGCAGAATCACCAGGGAGCACAGCGGCAGTCACTGTAGGCATTGGGTCTTGACCCGCCTCAGCGAGGACAGCGGCGTGCTCACTGGCAAACTCCTCAAATTTTTCTTTAAGCATATCTGACATTTGAGTTTCCCCGTGTTCGTTGTTGATTTAATCTATAGTTTATTTAGGAATTTCTGAAATTAGAGCGCGGAAATTAAACGCTTAAATGCTTGGAGGGTTTTTTCTTCCAACTCGAAACGAGAAGAGTTATCAATTTCTGCTTTCATTTCAGCAATATGTTTCTCTTTAAGAAGTCCATTATCCCATACCCACTCCTTACCTTCCATGATGCCATTGACAAATGCATCAGGCGCGGAAGGATCAGCAACGATATCTGCCGCTGTAGCAAGCATAAAATCATCCATAACATAAGAAGCACTTTCCTGTCGGTCAATACTTCCCATGCCTCTAGATGACACACCCAACTTGACTCCTTCACCAAGCAAGGATTTGGCGATGTTACCCATGGGTGTCTCAAGGATTCTTGCCTTGCCCATGAAGTTTTTACCCTCTGCTTTCAATGATGTGATTCTATGAGAAACACGATCAAGGTTTACAGTAGGACCATCAGGGTGACCAAGTTCGCCAAGCGCACGTCCCTTTGTTACGTACTCTTCATTGTAACGACCTACTTCTTTCTCTAGTACAGAGAAAGGATAAATGCGTCCGTTGCGATTCTTGATTTCAGACTGCAAGAAAACACCTTCGATATATAGGTGTTGCTTACCATCCTGCTCCTCAGTGAGAATCTGGATATCTTCGATGTTTTCTGTTATTAGTCTCATTCTTCTTCTGGTGATGGTTCGTCAAAGAAAGTGTTTGCGACAACTTTTTTATAGTCGTCCATGTTTTGTGACGCTTTCGCGTACAAAATATCGGAGATTTTGTCTAGAGCATTTGCTCTTTTCTTATCTCCAATTAAATTTACGATGTCCAATACTTCAGACTCTAGTGGTTGATCACTCATATTAATGTGTTGAAGTCTAATTATTTATCACTTTTAGATGCGGAAGGTTTTGGAGCAGCTGCTAACTTCTTCATTTCTCTTTCTGCTGCAGCATCAGCTTCCGCAGATTGCAACTCTGGTTCAAACGCTTTGTTCTGTTGCTCCAAGTCTGAAAGCATGTTGACTTGAACAGGATCGATAGCGAGTCCTGTGTCAATATCAACCTTCATTTGCTTATCAATTTCCTTATATTCATTCTCAGTTTGCATAAGAATTTTACGACGGATGTATTCCGTGGAGAAATATTTTCCAACAAAAGGATCCATCTGAGTGGCAAGAGTGATGCGTTGCATCATCATCTCTTGTTCTTTCAGTTCATTGAAATGGTTATCAAACAGGAAGTCATATTGAATATGCTCTTCCATATCATCCCAATCCTCAGGGGTAATAATACCCTTAAGGATTAGTTGAGTCTTAAGAATATCATGAAACAACTGAGCAAAACGCTTGCGGAGACGACCAATAAACTTAGTAAATTTTAGTTCATCACGCAAAATCTCAGTAGACTTACCAAGATTAAAAGCTTTATTGTCGTCAGTAAGACGAGAAGGAGGGAGATTGAGAGAGTTGTAGAGTTTCTTTTTAAAATACTCAACATCTTTGAGTTCGCCAAGATTTTGTCCGCCAGGAAGAGTAGTGATCTCAGTTCCACGTCCACCCTCTCTACGAGGCAACCAAAAATCTTCTAGCATACTCATATGCTTTTTATCATCACGGATCTCACCAGTCTGTCCATCGTACACAAGTTTGTTACGATAACGTGCCATGACATCACGTAGATACTGCTCTGCTTTTACCTTGGGAAGATTGCCAACGTCAATGTAAAAGATTCTACGTTCTGGTGCGCGTGATAGTCTGTAGATAACAAGAGAGTCTTCAATCATTCGTAGTTGATTGAGAGACTTGATCGCTTTGTGTAGGAAACTCAATGACATTTTTTTATTGAGATCCATTAACCCAGAGGTAGATTGCGCGATAGCATCAGCAGCAATTTTAATACCTTCTTGGTTGGTCCAATCCATTGCTCCAGTAACAGAAGGAGCTGAACCAGCAAACCCTTTGGGGTTGTACAAATAAAATTCAATGTAGTCGCCGTAGTCATACTGCAAAGCAGAACCTTTCTCTTGTTCTGTTCTGTTCTGATCGGTTCCTTTTAATTTCTGTCTGACCTTTCTTACTTTCAAGGAGTCCATGTAGCGTAACTCCAAGATCCCCTTTCTAGGTTTGTCTAGGTCAATAACTTTGTGGTAATGACACTTACCATCAACATACCAATTACGAATAATTTCGTGTGCGTTTGTGTTGAAGTCCATCATACGCAAAATATGATTAAACTCGTCACGAATTTTTTTCTTTACTCCAGCACCAACTTGTAAATTTTGTAGATCAACCTCTACGGGTTTATCATCACTATCATTAACGACAAACTCATTCACAATTTCATCGACGGCAGTATCCACTTCTGGGTGAAGGGACATGTCGCGATATCTGCGAATGAGTTCAAATTCGTTTCTTGAATTTTGACCACCAGACTGATCAACATACGTACCAAAATATCCACCAGCAACAGTGCTGACGTTTGCTTCATTGTTAGGAGGGACAGGGGACTGACCTTGCTGACCCTCCTTCTTATTAATAATAAAACCAAATAGTTGACTCATCAGATGAAAACAGATCTATTGCTATATCTATTTATCAACCTTGAACTAGGCGCTGATCGCCAACTCCATCCTTGTTACCAGATGCTCCGTTCTGAGTTTCGCCAGCAACTGCTTTCCAGTAAGAATACTGGAACTCAACTGTGAACTCTTCGATCTGATCATTGCTGTCATAAGCAAGATCAATCTGGGAAACATTGGTTGGGAATGCATAGTGGAGATCATACTGACGAAGGATTTCGCCAGACTCGGATGCATTCTTTTCAAGTTGCTTAACTTTAAGCATTCTGGAATAACCACCATCGGTCATACCAGGTGTGAAGAGTGGAGCGTTGTTAGATTCGTGTGAGTTGATTGTTGCCAACCATTGCTCGAAGTATGAACGAATCTTCATTTCTTTGTCATTGACAAAGGTTGCGGTCCATGTGTCGAAGGTGCGGTCACCTGCGATCTTAACTGTTCTGCCACGGAAAGGAACTTCGATTACACCCAAGTTGGATGCAGGAAGTGCTGCTGATTTGCAGAGCAAGTTAATCATGTCAGCATCGCCATCTGCCCCAGAGACTTCTCCAGGGAATGCGATATCAACAATGAACATATTAGGCTTAACGCCTTGTCCAATGTCAGTGATAAAATTGCTTAACTTAGTTGCCATTTGTTTCTTTTAACCTCTATTGATTGTTATGTATATGGAACTTTATATCAGCGACCTACAACTTCACTGAAGGAAACTCCAGTCTTCGTTGCAGTAAATGTGACTGTGATGAAGTTGATAGAACGAGTTGGTTTTACATAAATTTCAGCAACAAATTCGTTACGATCGATAACGTCAGCAGTATTGTTTGACTCATCACAAACAACTAGGAAATCGGTAACACCTCTACGTGCCTGAACTTCTGCTAGGTAGGAGTTTAATGCACTAGCGAAACCTGCTCTTGTGGTGGCATCGTTCTGCTCGAACAATACTCCTTCAGCAAGTCTGCGAGCTCTCTTCTCAAGATTGAGGAAGAGACGGCGAACGTTGATACGATCGAATGCAGAAGGTGCTGAGAGTGCAGTCTTGTCACCGAACAAAGTAATACCTTGTCCTTTGAGTGATGTGATTGGGTTGATGCGATTCTGATACAACTCGTCTCTGTCTGCCTTGTTAGGGTTGTAAGCAAGTTTAACAGCGTTAAGAATGCCACCACGATTCAAACCAGCAGGTGAGTACCAGTCTTCTTGTACGTTAGAAGTAGCTACACATAGACCTGCAGTGTCTCCATTGCAAGGGATGTAACGATACTTGTCGCTGAAACGATCATAGACATACTTGTAACCGCTATCAAATACAGCATAAGAAGTAGAAGTCAAACCACTGAAGAAGTCCAGAGTATTTTCTTTCTGCTGAATTGATGTTAGTGAATTACCACCAGTGCTTGCAATTTGGTCTCCTTTGAAAGGAGAAACAAATGCGATGCAATCTTTTCTTCCTGCAGCAATTGCAATTACTTTTGTTGCTTTTGCTTGAGTATCGCTCTTAGTTGACATGGATCCACCCATGAGAACGAAGTCGATATCAGTTTCTTCTGTGTCAACGAAGAGATCCATTGCAGCTGCAAACTGACCAGAGGTATAACCACTGCCATCAGCACCATTTTGTAGTTGACCAGATTCAGCACCTACTCTTGCCATTGCTCCAGATACTGAAGCAGTTGCTTGATCCCACGCTTCGCCAGTCATGTTAGCATTTGTGGAAACCGATGTTCCATGGAACAACTGAGTTGAGATGCTGTTGATAACTGACTTATAATAGATGTTAGCGTTCTCTTCGCTAGTAGCATCAGTCAGTTTACTGAGGAAGGTGAACTTCTCTACGATAGTATTTGCAGTACCAGTAACTGCACCAGTGGTATCAATAACTGCAAAGTGTAGAGCATCACCAGAAATGCCATTATCCAAAGCATGTTGTGTGGATACAGGACGAGGACCGATGTCACTAAGTCTGACTCCAGTAGAACCAACTTCGGTGTTTAGATACCAGTCTTTTACAGATGTCAGAGCAACTGTTGCTCCACCATCAGTTAGTGTTGCTGCGGATGTCAATGCTGCGCTTGCCTTGACAACTAGTGCATTTTG